CACTGGCGCGTCCTGCTTTGGGACGGACAAATTGTCCACCCCAAACCCTGGAGCCACCCAGCCCGCCCGTGCGGGTTTTTTCTTGACACCACCATAGATTCCTGCTATATATTCCGCAGTATCAATAGTCTATGACTATTGCAACCCGCCCGGCGATTGCATGGGCACACCTCAAGAAAGAAGCACATGCAACTGCATCAAATCCGTGAAGCCCGCGCCGCCAAGGTCAACGAAGCCCGCACCCTGCTGGCCAGCGCCCCGACCCTCACGCCCGAAGCTCAAACCAAGTTCGACGCCATCAAGGCCGAGATCGTCAACCTGGAAGGCCAGGAGGCCCGCGCCCAATTCGTGGAAGATGCCGAGCGCCGCAGCCTGGGCACGCCGGTGCACAAGAGCGTGACGGATCTGGAATCGAGCATCAGCATCGTGGATGCCATCGCCGCCCATGCAGAGAACCGCTCCCTGACTGGTGCCCTTGCCGAATACAACCAAGAGCAAAAGCGCCAGGGTGTGCAGGCCAAGGGTGTGCTGATCCCGCATGGCCTTTTCGAGCAACGCGCCGCACAGACCACCACCACCGCCGCCGGGATCGTGCCCGAGGATTTCCGCGCTGATCAATTTGTCGGCTTGCTGCGAAATTCCATGGTTGTTCGTTCGCTGGGTGCCCGCCTGCTGCCCAATCTCCGGGGCGATGTGGTGATCCCGCGCCAGGCCACCACCAGCACGGCGCAATGGATCGCTGAAGGCGACGCCCTGACCGACAGCGGCATGACCTTTGACAACATCACGTTGACGCCCAAGCATGTGGGCGCCATCACCGAGCTGTCCCGCCAACTGCTGCAACAGTCCAACCCCTCGATTGAGGCCCTGGTGCGTGACGACTTTATCAACGTGGTTTCGCTGGCAATCGACAAGGCCCTGATCCATGGCGACGGCCTGAAGGAACCCGAGGGCCTGCTGACCGCAGCCACTGGAACCGGCACGCTGGGTGCACCCACCTGGGCCAAGGTGCTGACGGTGTTGCAAGGGCTGGCCATGAAGAACATCGTGCCCAATGCATGGCTTACCCATCCCGAGGTGGCAACCATCCTGCGCAAGACCCTGCGCGAAGCTGGCCTGCCGGGTTACTTGCTGGATAACGGCCAATTGGCTGGCCTGCCTGTGGCTGTCACCAATCAACTGGTGAAGAAGGCCGGAACCCCTGCGACGGGCCGGATGATCGTCGGGGACTTCTCCGAAATGATCGTGGGCACCTGGGGTTCTGTGGACGTGGTTACCAACATGTTTGCTGAAGGCCCATTCAGCCGTGGTGCTGTGCAGGTGCGCATTCTCACAACGTGCGACATGGTGCCGCGCCGTGAAGATGCCTTCACCGTCATTGATGACGTGACGCTGTAAAGAAGGGTTGCGACATGTTGGAACTACGCGGACACGGCACGCTTAAAGCGACCGGCAACAAAACATTGCACGGCATCGCCGCCGTGTTCAATTCCGAAGCCAACCTGGGCACATTCTCAGAAATTGTCCGCCCCGGTGCTTTCGCCAAATCGCTGGCGACGGGTTCCAACATTCGCGCCCTCTATCACCACGATGGCAGTGCATTGCTGGGCACCACCCGAGGCGGCACCTTGCAACTGCGGGAAACGCCGCAGGGCCTTGCTTTCGAGCTGGCCTTGCCCGACACCACCCATGGGCGTGATCTGGCCATCCTGGTGGATCGTGGTGACGTTCAAGGCTGCTCAATAGGCTTCCGTGTGCCCGAAGGTGGCGACCGCTGGGAAGAGCGCGGATCAACCATGGTGCGTGAGCTGCTGACCGTTGACCTGGTGGAAGTTACTTTGACGGCAGACCCGGCCTATCAGGACACGACTGTAGCCCTGCGAAACATGCCTATCACCCAGTCCTTTTGGGACATGAACGCGCATGGCTGCAAACACATGAGCATCATCACCCGCATCAAAAGCGCCATCGGCTGGAGGAACGCTCCGTGCTGGGTGTGAATGGCTGGCCTGTGGCGCTGTCTGCCACCAGCGTGACGCTGACACTGCTCAATCAGTCTCTGCTGTCTATGCCTGTGTGCAGGCCATCGCTGAGACAACGGCATCATTGCCCCTGATTCTGTTCCGCCGTGGCGAAGATGGCGACCGGGAACGCGCCGCAGACCATCCCCTGTACCGCGTTTTGCACGACATGGCGAACCCCGAGCAAACCGCTCTGGAGTTCCGGGAATACATGCAGGCCGCCGTGCTGCTCAAGGGCAACGCCTTTGCCCGGATTGTCCGAGGCTATGACGGCCAGGTGCGGGAACTGTGGCCACTCAATCCCGACAATGTGCAAGTGCGCCGGACACCATCCGGCCTTGTCTATGAGCACAGCAAAGAAGGCACCCGAGCCACCTTGCTGGCGCATGAATGCCTTCACCTTCGCCACCGCCTGGGTGATGACGGCGTGCTAGGTGTGAGTCCTATCGCCGCTGCCCGTGGTGTGGTGGAACTGGCCATTGCAGAGAATCAGCACGGTGTGAGCACCTTCACCAACGGCGCAAAGCTGCTGGGTGTGTTGAAGTTCCCCGGCAAGCTCAAGCCCGAGCAGCGCCAGGCCATCGGCGCATCGTGGGCAAGTCAACACGCAGGTGCTGCGAATGCAGGCCGCACGGCGATTCTTGAAGAAGGTGTGGACTTCCAAGCCCTGAGCATGAGCCTGGAGGATGCAAGCTGGATCGAGGCCCGCAAGCTGTCCGTGATTGAGGTGTGTCGCCTGTTCCGCTGCCCGCCGCTGATCGTGCAAAGCATGGAATCAGCGAACTACAGCAACTCGGTGGAACTGGCACGGCAGTTCGTCACGATGACATTGCGCCGTCACTTGATCGCATGGGAACAAGCCATTGCAGCCAAGTGCCTGACAGACGCCGGACGCCGCACCTACTTTGCCGAGCATCAGGTGGAAGGCTTGCTGAGAGGCGACAGCGTGAACCGTGCGCAGTTCTACAGCTCCGGCATCTCAGACGGCTGGCTCATGCGCTCCGAGGCCCGCAAGCTGGAGAACCTGCCAGCGATTGACGGTATCGACGATGCGCCCGTTACCACCACTGCCACCGCGCCCGGTGTGTACCCGAGCAAGCAATGACTGAGCAACGCCGCGTGAATGGCTACCTTGTCAAACCACCAATGAGGTGGACAAAGGACAGCAACGGGCGGGTGTTGCCGCTCAATTCCGCAGCGTGGCGCAAGCTCAGAAAACAGGTGCTGGCAGAGGAACCACTGTGCCGACACTGTGCAGCGCAAGGGTTTGCGGTGCCAGCTACTGAGGTTGACCACATGCGGGGAGCTGCCGACAACAGCCGGGATGCGCTTCAGGCTCTGTGCCGTCCGTGTCACTCAGTCAAGACCATGGCAGAGCTGTACGGGCGAGAGGCCCGCATGGGATGCGATGCAGAGGGCAACCCTACCAACCCCATGCACCACTGGAATAAAGCTGCTGTAGGCCCGTCTGGTGCGTCCTAGCAACAGTCCTATTGCAGAAATCACCAGAGTGTGGTAAGCGAATACCGACCTGTCCCCTTCACTTTAACGCTGACTGCCTAAAAAAGAGGCACATATGAAACTGACACCCAAGCGAAAGCGCTCCGACAGCGCCGCAGCCGCCATTGCTGCCACTCAGGCCGCAGCCCTGCCGCCCTTGTCGCCGCCTGCCCATGTGCTGGTGCCGGACGGTGCGCGCCCATTCTGGGATGCCATCGTGCAGGCCCGCCCGCGTGACACCTGGAACCCGGTGGACATGGCATCGGCTGCCAACCTTGCCCGCGTGCAGTTCGCCCTGGAGGCCGCGCCCGTAGGCTCCGACGACCATGTGAAGCTGACCCGCCTTGCCCTTGCCCTGACACGCGCCATTGCCGTCAACACGGTGGCCACGGTGGGCCGCAGTGCAGACATTGCCAAGGGTGCCGAGCTGGAACGCAGCGCACGCCAGGACGATGGGGACGACCTGATTCCGAGGCTCAGGGCGGTATGAGCTGCCGCGCACGCGCCTGCGAGGCAAACCTCTGCAAGTATTTGCAGAGGTTGAGCATGAGCTGCCGCGTGCGCGCCTGCGAGGAAAGTAAAATCGATTTTACTTTGCTGCCTTCAATGAGCTGCCGCGTGCGCGCCCGCGAGGTGACGCCATGACCCGCGCCGCCCGCATCATCGAGTTCATCGAGCGTTACTGTCTGGTTCCGGACGGTGCGCAGGTGGGTCAACCGCTGGTGCTGGCAGAGTTTCAAAAGCAGTTCATTCGGGACGTGTACGACAACCCCGCAGGCACGCGCCGCGCCATCCTGAGCGTGGCCCGCAAGAACGGCAAGAGCGGCCTGATTGCTGGCCTGCTACTGGCGCACCTGGTGGGGCCTGAGGCGAAGCAAAACGCGCAAATCGTGAGCGGTGCCATGAGCCGGGATCAGGCCGCCCTGGTGTTCAATCTGGCCAGCAAGATGGTTCAGCTTTCCCCGAAGCTTTCCAGCATCGTGCGGATCATCCCGAGCGGCAAGCGCCTGCTAGGACTGCCGCTAAACACCGAATACAAGGCCCTTGCTGCTGACGGCAAGACCGCCCACGGCCTCTCCCCGGTGCTGGCCATCCTCGACGAAATCGGCCAGGTGCGTGGCCCGCAGTCGGACTTTATCGACGCCATCACCACCAGCCAGGGCGCACACGAAGCGCCGCTGCTGATCGCCATCAGTACCCAAGCTGCCAACGATGCGGATCTTCTGAGCCAATGGATTGATGACGCCCGCAACAGCCAAGACCCGCGCATCGTCTGCCATGTGTACGAAGCGCCCGCCGGGTGTGACTTGTTGGATGAGAGCGCATGGAGGGCCGCTAATCCCGCCCTGGGCACGTTCCGCAGTCTCGACGATCTGCGCGAGCAACTGACGCAAGCAGCGCGTATGCCATCCATGGAAAACAGCGCCCGCAATCTTTTGCTGAATTGCCGCGTTTCGACAGTCTCGCCATTCATCAGCCCGGACGTGTGGAAAAGCTGTGGCGCTATCTGTCATCCGTTGACAGATAGCCCCGTTTTCGCAGGCTTAGACCTCAGCGCCCGCCTAGACCTCACGGCCATGGTGATCGTCGGCCAGGTGGATGAGGTGTGGCATGTGCAGTCGTTTTTCTGGACACCCGAAGTAGGACTGGCAGACCGTGCCCGCCGTGACCGTGCCCCCTATGAGGTATGGCACCGCCAAGGCTACATGCGCACAACGCCAGGTGCCAGCGTGGACTATGAGCACGTCGCCGCAGACATTGCCGAAATTCTTGCTGATCTTGATGTGCAGGCCATCGCCTTCGACCGCTGGCGCATCGACCTGCTGAAGAAAGAGTTCGACCGCCTGGGTGTTGATCTTCCCCTTGTCGAACATGGCCAGGGGTTCCGCGATATGTCGGTTGCCCTTGATGCCCTGGAAGCCGAGCTGCTGAATGGGCGCATCGCCCACGGTGGCAACCCGGTGTTGACCATGTGCGCCGCCAATGCCGTGGTGACAAAAGACCCAGCCGGTGGGCGCAAGCTGGACAAGGCGAAGGCAACCGGACGCATTGACGGATTGCAGGCGCTGGCCATGAGTATGGGCATCGCATCCAAGGCCACCGAGGCGCAGGGGATCGGGTTTGATGCCTTCACGTTCGTTTGATTTTCTCGCCCTTGCCGGGGGGCCACATGAGTGGAAGGCCGGACGCGGATAAGCCATGAGTGCCGCGCATAGAAAAACCATGGCAGCCAGTGAGTGGGTTTTCACGGCATGGGTTCGCAAAGGTGAGTGATTCTCTGATGCGTACCTGTGGCCCTGACCTTTCGCCCACGGTGCTGGCACCTATTCCAACCATTTGAAAGATTCAAATGCTGACACTAGAAGAAGTAAAGCGGCACTGCCGTATCGACCACAACGACGAGGATGCGCTGCTGCTGGCCTTGATAGATACCGCCATTGCGGCCTGTGCGGACTATTTGAATATGGATGCCGCTGATCTCGTGGTGGCAGTGCCCGCGCCGGTGAAGTCTGCCGCCCTTTTGATGGTGGCTGGCCTGTATGAAAACCGTGAGGATGTGTCAGACCGACAGCTCTACCGCAATGACACCTATTACCGCCTGCTGAACCCTTACCGGCAGTACAGCGCATGAACGCCGGTGCACTGGATCAACGCATCGTTATCGAGCGCCGCACGGGTGCCACCAACGATTGGGGGGAGCCGCTGCCAGATTCGTGGCTACCCATCGTGACCACCTGGGCACATGTGCAGCCACTGACGGGCCGGGACTTTATCGCCGCTCAGGCTGCAATGTCAGAGGTGAAGCTGAAAATCATCATGCGCTATCGGCCCGGTATCACGCCAGCCGACCGGGTGAGCCACAACGGCACGGTGTACGGGATCGAGGCGGTGTTGGATGTGCATTCGAGCCGCCGTGAGCTGCACTTGATGTGCAAGGCGCTAGCGTAGTTGTAGCGCCCGGACAGATGGCGTATCATCGCGCCACGTTTTCGCTCTCTAGTGGCCCTAGAAAGCCGAAAGCCGCTACCCTGGCAAGGATTGCGGCTTTCTGGGAGTGAAACAGTAAGAACACGGGTTAACGCCTGATCGCTCCGTTGCGAGTGATTATGCCAAAACCCCGGACAGACTGCATAGTGTTTTGCACGTCAACCATGCGACGGGGTACAGCTTCTCAAGACTTGTCACCCTCCCGCCACATGGTTCCCGGCTGGAATACTGTGGCGAGGCACTACAGCGGGATCCTCCTAAGTGCCACCGAGAGGCTTATTGCCGCGACCGGGTGAGGAGCAGGGCGAACCTGTGAACGCGGCTTTTGTACGGCTACGCCAGCCATACAGACCCGTTGCAGGCTCCGACAGGCTCCGTCTGGCATACATCGGGAAAGCGCAAAACTCGATTCACCTCGAGCTGGGCGAAGCTTTCCCGAAGCCCACCAACCCACCATCCAGCATGTACCTGCCAAGACAAAAGACAAGGGGGGACAAGTCTCTCCCCTGTCTCCATGGGAAACTTTTAATAGGGTATTCGGCAAGCGCAGCGCGTCAGGCCGAAGGCGGGCTGGAGTGTGGGTAACTGGCGAACCGCGCAGCGGCTGTGCCCGCCCTTGTGGTGGGTGCAGGCCAGTTATCCATACGGGGGAACAAGCATGGCCTGTGAGCGTACAGAATCACGCCATGCAGCTGACCCGCGAATACATCATGAAGCACCGCACCGCCCGAGGTGCCTGGACTCGTGCGCAGATAGAGGCCATCGGCCTGGAGTGGCCACCGCTGCAAGGCTGGATTGATAGCGTGGTGGGCCAAGAAATCACCGAAGCGCAGGCACGGCAGTTTGAAAACAACAACATGCCGCGCAAGTTCAAACCACCGAACCCGGATCAAATGCCGCTCTTCTGAGTTTGTGCAGGGCTATGCACACCGCGCCCGTAATTGAGTAAATCAATCATTGATAAATTGAGTATGTGAAACAATGAGGGCATGAAAACAATTGCACTCATCAACGAAAAGGGTGGTAGCGGGAAAAGCACCATTGCCACCAACCTGGCGACCGCCTTGCATCGCCAGGGTAAGCGCGTGGTGCTGATCGACGCAGACCCCCAAGGTACAGCCAGGGACTGGAGGGCAGAGAGTCCCGAGGGTGCCGACCTGCCGCCTGTGGTGGCTATCGACCGCGCCCCCAACCTGTCCGGCGCTCTGCAAACCATCGCCGCGGACATTGCAGTGATCGACGCACCGGCAAAAGCTGACGCCATGGCCGCCGCCATCCTGTCCGCGTCTGACATTGCGCTGATCGTGATACAGCCGTCCGGTGCTGACGTGTGGGCAAGTGCTGCGACCGTTCGCCTGGTGCGGCAAAAAATAGAGCTGGGCGGGAAGATTGACGCGGCTTTTCTGGTCAACCGGGCCGCCGCAAATACGAAGCTTTCCCGGCTGATCAAAGAGGGCGATTGGAACGAATACGGGGTTGACCAAATGACGGCCACCGTGGGCAACCGTGCCGCCTTCGCTCAAGCCATGACAGACGGGGTATCTGTGTTCGACCTGGCAGACACCGCCGCGCAAGCTGAAATCAACCAAGTAATCAACGAGCTGGAGGCCGCCAAATGGCTGGACTGAAATCTAAAGCCCTCGACCGTGTGCGCGATGACGTGCCCGTCAACCTGATCAAACCAGAAACGCAGTCCACCGAAAAAGAGGGGCGCGGCTGGGTTCGGGTTAATTTTGAGGTGCCACCAGAAACCCGCACCGAGTGGAGAGCCGAGGCGCTGCGCCGCAATCGCCCGCTGTCCGAACTGATCCGGGAAGCAATGAGTTACTACTTGTCAAAGTAATTGAGTAAATGAAACCATGAGCATCATCACCAACAACCTACCCGAGCTGGCCGCCAGCATCCGCCAGGAGCACCACCTAGCCGAGCAGCACGCCATGCAGGCGGTGAATCACGCCATGGAGGCCGGACGCCTGCTGATCGAGGCCAAGGCCCTGTGTAGCCATGGCAAGTGGCTATCCTGGCTGGCTGACAACTTCGAGGGCAGCGCCCGCACGGCGCAGGCGTACATGCGCCTGTACGAAAACCGGGACGCCCTGGCAAATACGCAGAGCTCTGCGCATTTGAGCATCGACGGCGCCCTGAAACTGCTGGCAGAGCCGAAGGCCCCGGCGCCGGTCAATTCATGGCTACCCAAGGATGAGGGCACGCTCGCCCTGGTGCATTTTGCTGACGTGCGCAAGGTTCCGCAAATTGTGGACGGCGCAGTAGATGACTACCACGAAGAGCATTCGGTTCTGTGGATACAGCGCACGCCTGCTGAGATCATCAGGGAGGACATGCGCGACACCGCCTTTTATGACTACGTGCTGATAAGCCCTGGAAACCTTTTCTCATGCAACCAACACCCGACCGAGGCATGGGCAGCGTGTTACTTAGCCATGCGCGCAGTGGCAGCGCTTGCCGACAACAAAGGCAACCGCGCAGAG